GGACTGTCTTGTGTATGTTGCTCCCATTTACCTTCTTGCTCCTACTTGATATTCTAACTGAAAACCTTTTAATGAGTATGGTGCTGTTTCACCACCGTCATTTACTCTTAACGCTACAGCAAAACCTGAACCTTCTACGGCTTGTCGTAGCAATGGTCTTGATGCACCACCATATGTAGCTTTTAAACTAGAACTTGTACCATATGTTGCTACTCCATATATAGCTGCAATATCATCAGAGTCTAAAGGATAAGCAGCAGGTCTTGGTGCATCTTTATCTTCATAATCATATCGTACAAATAAGTCTGCATCTATTTCAGATTCTGGTTCATAGTTTACAATTACACGTTGCATGTGTTTTCGTATACCTGCATCACCAAATGTTAAGTCAGGACTTCTATACTTACCATTTATCTGTGTACCATCAAACGTATTGCCTTGCTCTTGTCTATACACGTATCCATTTGAATAATCACCGTGTAAAACTATAACATTTCCTGCTGATACAAAAGTATCTGTAGCTGCAGGTTTCATTCCTTTTATTTTAGAAAACTCAAAAGCTTGTCCTTTCAGAACACATATAATTCCTTGTGTAGAACCCTTTGCCTGATTAGCTTTTGTAAAAAATATTCTGTACTGTGTTCTGTCTGGTATTACTACACTTTCAAACTCAGATGCACTTGATAAATTAGCGTCAAATAAAGATTGTACATTAGAACTAATTGTACCAAGTTCAACGTCACCAATTCTTGCTGTACCTGCTACCGTTCTCAAACCATCAGGTCCTAAGAATATCAAGTCACCTGCAAATTCCTGTATTGTGTCTCCGTTAATACACCCAATGTCTCTTGTAACAGCAGATATAGCAAAATCACTAGAACTACTACCACTTAATTTGAATATTCTGTTTTCACAAAAGACAAATAAATTATCACGGAAAACTTTTAGTCCTGTAATAGTATCATCTACTTTTATACTTCCTGCACCACTACCACTACTAAAAGCATCTTCATCAAAGGGCTGACTAAATACCAAAGTCTGTGGTGTTGTAGACTTCCCTGCATAAAACATGTGACTTTTAAACGCTGTCACAAACTTAGACCCTGCTACGTCACTATTACTTACATCTGTTGCAGACATTGCCGTATTAAAAAACGTAGGAGCATTTGTTCCATCTACTACTATTAACTTACTGTTACCATCAAAGTTGTAGCGTTCAAATCTATACTTGCTTGCACTTGTTCTACCTGTATCTCTTTCCGTCCAACTAGAACCTGCAGGAGATGCACTATATATTTTTTCTCCTCTAGCAGCAACTACCAAATCACCAAATGTTGCTACCATTAAAATCTTTTCTGCGGCATCACTTGTATGAGGAACAACTGCACTAACGTATTTACTAAAACCGTTTATTCTTCTGTAGCCCCCTTCAATATCAGGCTCAAAGTTTTCTAATTCAAGAGCTTCCCCGGGTTGCATCATAAAAGTAGACCTGTTTAGAACCAATCCTCCTTGACAGTTAAATGCTGTAGGCTGTGTTTGGGACAGATCGGGCATATATTATTGCACCCTTGCGTCTAAATCAATTACGTTTGAATGTGTTCTTGGTATGTATGTAGAACGTATATACTCAAACTTATTTACTAATAGTGTCTGCATATTCTTAATACCCTGCTCAAATCGTGCAAAGTTAAGTTGATACTGTGTTGTCTCACCTCTGTACTGATACACAAATGCTGTAGCTCCGTCTACTATGACTGCATCAAACTGTGTAGGTACACTTGTAGTGTCATCGTGAGCAGACAAAGATGTAGGTATTGTGTAATAGTCAAACTTTATGCTGTATTTTTTTATGGGAAAAGGATAAAGGAGATAGTTGTTATCTGCAGATCGGATAATATATCTTGGTATACCTCCACCATTAAACTGTGTAACTACAACACCACTGCTGTGTGTTGTGGCTGTAGTAGAGCTTGCTCCACGAGTACATCCTGTTAATGTGTTTGTGCTTATACCTGTGTAAGATATCTGTTCGTTATCAATAAACACTGTACCTGCACTGTCAAAGCCTGTTGCACTTGTTAAGTCTATTTCTGTTTCTGTTGCGTCAATAGCTTCTGCAGCCGTTGTAGAATTAATCTCGTCTTCTTGTGTTATGTAATGGTTTATGTAATCATTGTAGTTTAGAGCAGATAACTTACCACCACCATTGCCCAAGTCACTATCTTTTACTAAGCGTACAGTATTATAGTCTATTGATTTTGTACTGGTAGGTAAAGAATAACGCACTACACCTGCTGTAAGCGTCTTTGTTTCAGTAGCATGATTAAATGGATAGTTAAATTCTTTTTGATTAATATAACGTACAGCTTCATTTACAGCATTTTGTGCTTGTACTTGAATACCTCTAGCTGCACTAAAATTACTAGAAGTAAGTTGCACCTCATTCAATCTTGCTAACACATTGTTAGTAAGTATTAGATAACTACTAGACATATAATATTCCTACTAATTAAGATATTTTTGTCATCTCAAGTACAACCCAGTAGAAGTCGGTATTAGAATGACCTACTGTTGTAAACATTATATCTCCTGTTTTACCACTACCTGAGTTATTCTTTAGACCACCAAAGCTAGAGAAGTCAAACTCTCCCTGTGTGTCTTTTAAGTGTATGGCTTCTACGTCTGTACTTGCGTCCCAAAGAAGCTTAACAGACATGCCACTGTTATTATAATATATTCTATCTATTCTTACATCTGTACAAGTAGAAACTGTAGTGCTGTCTATACGACTACCTGCAGTAAATGCACTTACATCTACTTTCTGAACGGCACTCTCTCCTGTACCGTCACTTGTATTTGTAAATTTCATTACCAGTTTGTGTGGGGTATCTTCTATCGTCTGACTTGTGACTGTATCTGCCATTGTTATTCCTTTATGTTAAAATAGAGGGCAGGTCAATCCTGTTACACCTGCCCCCTAAGT